TTTCATTTCTGGAGCACACGCATGAAACCGATGTTTCGCATCGTCGCGGACGGCAAAGACATTACCGCGCTGATCAATGATCGCCTGCTGTTGCTGCGCACCACGGACAAGCCCGGCATGGAGTCGGACGAGTTCGAGTTGCGCATTGACGACCGCGCCCAGCAGGTGAGCCTGCCCAAGCGTGGCGGCGGGATCGAGGTCTATCTGGGCTATGACGGCCAGGCTCTGGCGCGCCTCGGCCGTTACACCGTCGATGAAGTCGAAGTGACCGGCCCGCCGGACACCATCACCATTCGCGGCAAGGCCAGCGATATGCGCGGCAGCGGCAAGACCACGCGCAGCGGCAGTTGGGAAAACGTGCCGCTCGCGCAGATCGTGCGTGACGTGGCCGCGCGTAACGGCTGGACCCCGGTCTGTTCGGTGCAGACCAAGGTGGCGCGCATGGACCAGAACAACGAATCCGATTTCAATTTCATCACCCGGCTGGCCAAGCAGTACGACTGCACGGCCAAGGTGGGCGACGGCAAGTTGCTGGTCATGCCAAGGAGCGGCAACCAAGGCGCAAGCGGCAAGATGCTGTCGGCCGTGACCATCAACCGCGCGGACGTTAGCCGGTATTCGTTCCGGCTCGGTGATCGAGGCACGCAGCAGGCGGTCAAGACCAAGCACCAAGACCCCAAAACCGGCGCCATGAAAGTCGTGGAGCTGGGCAACGATGAATCGCCCGATGGCCTCCCGGCCGTCCACACCGACCGCCATATCTACCCCAACGAGTCGGCAGCCAAGCAGGCCGCCAAGGCCCGGCTGGCTGCATTCAACCGCAGCACCGCCGCCGTGCGGCTGGAAATGGCCGGCCGTACTGACCTGTTTGCAGAGCGCCAGATCAACGCCGATGGCTTCAAAGCGGGCCTTGATGGCGAGTACCTGGTGGACAGCGTAGAGCAGGTCTTTACCCAGTCCGGCTGGACTACGACCGTCGAGTGCAACGGCGGCAAGAAGGGCAAAGCGAAAGCCGCCGGCAAGAAAACGAAGAAAGCCAAACAGCCGCTCAGGATCGAGCCGCTGTAACCCATCACCTTCAAATCAACCTGTTCAAGGACAAACCGTAATGGCCATCACCGAAAAGCAACTGCTGCAGATCCTCCCCAGCGCCGGCGCAAAAGCCGGCGTTTTCGTACCTGGCCTCAATGCGACCATGGGCAAGTACGCGATCATCACGCGGCTACGCATGGCCGCGTTCATTGCACAGATCGGCCATGAGTCCGGCCAGCTGCGTCACGCGCGCGAGCTTGGCAATAATGCCTACTTGGCCAAGTACGACACCGGGCGCCTCGCCCAGCGCTTGGGCAATACGCCCGAGGCGGACGGTGACGGCCAGCTCTATCGCGGCCGTGGTCTGATACAGGTCACCGGGCGCGCGAACTATGAGGCCTGCAGCGAAGCGCTGTTTGGCGATAGCCGCTTGCTCAATACCCCGGAGCTGCTCGAGCAGCCGGTGTATGCGGCGATGTCGGCGGGTTGGTTCTGGCAGCGCGCCGGGCTCAACACCCTTGCCGATAAAGGCGACTTCCTGACTATCACTAAGCGGATCAACGGCGGCACCAATGGCCTGGATGAACGCAAGGCGCTCTACCAGCGAGCGCTCGAGGTGCTGCAGTGAGCACGCTCTGTTGGCGGTTAGCCGGTTTGGCGTTGCTGTTGGGTGTCTACATCGGCGGGCGTGGCGCCTGGTTGTGGCAAGCCAACCATTACGAAAAAGCGCTGGCTCAACAATCCGGCCAATACCAGCGCGAACGTGAAGCCGCGGCACTGGCCGTAATCGACTGGCAAGCCGAAGAACAGGATCGCCGTCGCGGTCTTGAGGACCGTCTCAAGTCGACGGCCGAAACTCACTGGAAGGAGATGAGCGATGCTCAACAATCTCAGGCTCGCTTGCGCGACAGGCTTGCTACTGCTGATCTGCGGCTGTCAGTCGTCCTCGCCGCAACAGCCGGCGAGAGTGGTAGCTGTGGGGTGTCAACCGCCCCCGGCGCCCGAGGCGTGGTACATGGAGCCGTACGCGCCGACCTTGACCCAGCGCATGCTCAACGAATTGTCGCCATCACCGACGAAGGTGATCGAGGACTGATCGCGCTCAAGGCCTGTCAGGCCTACGTGCGCGAAGCGACGAAGTGAAAGGAGCGGGCCGGGAGGATGCGTCAACATCCAACCCGGCCCGCCAAACCCGCAGACCGAACCTGCAAGTCCAGCCAAGGCTCCTGCTCCGTGCACAAAGCGCGGCGAGCCTAACACCTGTCTATCCATACAGTAAAGACTTGCTAACCTATGACCTCTCCAATCATTCCCTGGATGGGTGGCAAACGCCGCCTGGCCGACCGCTTGATCCCTCTTTTTCCCCCTCACGAGTGCTACGTCGAAGTCTTCGCCGGCGGCGCTGCGTTGTTCTTCATGCGCCCCCAGGCAGCGCCCGTGGAAGTGCTGAACGATCTGAACGGTGACCTGGTCACCCTGTACCGCGTTGTGCAGAACCATCTGGAGGAGTTCGTGCGCCAGTTCAAGTGGGCGCTCAGTTCGCGTCAAATCTTCGAGTGGCAGAAGATGACCCGCCCTGAGACGCTGACCGACATCCAGCGCGCGGCCCGTTTCTTTTACCTGCAGCAGCACGCGTTCGGTGGCAAGGTCACGAGCCAGACGTTCGGTACCGCGACCACGGGGCCGGCGATCAATCTGCTGCGCATCGAGGAGAACCTGTCTGCCGCGTGGCAGCGCCTCGCCGGTACCTACGTCGAGAACCTTTCCTGGCTTGACTGCGCCGAGCGCTACGATCGAGCGCACACGTTCTTCTACATGGACCCGCCGTACTGGCAGACAGCCGGCTATGGCATTGACTTCCCTTTCGAGGAGTACGAGCGCATGGCCGACTTCATGCGACGGTGCAAGGGCAGGGTGATGGTCAGCATCAACGATCACCCAGACATCCGGCGAGCTTTTGACGGCTTCCAATTCGAGTGCGTCGACATCCGCTACACCACCGCCAACCAGCGGCAGGGAAAAGCTGAAGTTACAGGCGAGCTCGTGATTATGAATTGGCAACCGGCAGGACTGGGGCAGCTATTCTAGCGACCGCACCGGGACTTCCTCTATAAGCTCTTCGCCCTGGTTGCGGACATTCCCTACCTGCTTGCTCACTGGGTACCACCTGAAGTCCTTAGCAGGTCGGCAGCCCGTCTGCACGATCTCCTCGGCACGTTCAGCTGTGGTGCCTTGGGCAATCCACTCGCGTGCAAGCTCAGGCGTCAGCACGAGCGGCTTACGGTCATGGATATCGATCAGTCCTTGGTCAGCTGCAGCGGTGATGATCACAAAGCCATCTCGATCATCAGGTTCTAGGCCTGGGTGAACCTCAGCCAGCGCCGCAAAGTACAACGGTTCATCGTTTGCCGCAGTGATGTAGTAGGGCTGCTTGCGCTTCGAGTCACTTGGGTCTGGGATCCATTCAAACCACCCATTAGCAGGCGCCAACGCCCGGCCACCCGGCCAAAGCGATTTGAAAAACTTTCCCGTCACCACAGTCTCGGCCCGCGCATTGATGGGGTCGAGGCGCTTCCCCTTCGCCCAAAAGGGCGACCATCCCCATTTCACTCGGTCAACGCTGACGCCGCCCTCGCTCGGGCGAATCAACTCGACGCGAGTTGACGGCGCCACGTTGTAGCGGTTGATCCGCTCATGGTCGTAGCCGTTGATCACCACAAGATCCAGCGATAGCTGCTGGAGATAGTGATCCATTGACTCGTAGATCGAGTACCGTCCGCACATAACCCACCTCGACGTTGATCGGCTTCTCATCGTATTGGTATTGACCGGAATCAGTCCTACTAGTTTACTGTATGAATATACAGTTTGATTTGGATCGACCTGCCATGACCATCACCTTTCTTGGGACGCCCACGGGCGGACCTGCGTTGTTGCCCGTCTACTCCTTCCGCGTGCCAGCGGGGTTTCCCTCACCAGCAGCGGACCACCTTGAGCGGCATATTTCCCTCGATGAGCTATTCGACCTCCGTGCCCCTCACGTCTACCTGGTGCAGGTCGAGGGTGACAGCATGCAGGGCGCCGGGATCCATTCCGGTGATCTCCTGATCGTGGACCGTAGCAATGAAGCCGAACACGGAGACATCGTGATTGCTGCAATCAATGCTGAGCCTGTCTGCAAAAGGTTGTACCGCCGTGATGGTGCGCTGATTCTGCAGTCGGAGAATCCAGCCTATCCGCCCCGCCACGTCATGGAGGGTGATGACCTGATGATCTGGGGCGTGGTTCGCTATAGCGTGCGCGACCATGCGCAGTGATCAGGTGTTCGCCCTCATCGACTGCAACTCGTTTTATGCGAGCTGTGAGCGCGTGTTCCGGCCTGACCTAGCCAAGACGCCGATAGTCGTCCTGAGCAACAACGATGGCTGTGTGATCGCCAGATCCTACGATGCTAAGCCGTTCGTCAAAATGGGTGAGCCTTTCTTCCAGGCCAAGGAAAAGCTGCGGCGGCATGGCATTGTGGCTTTCTCCTCGAACTACGCCCTTTATGGCGACATCAGCGAGCGCGTGATGTCACTGATCGAGGCGATGGTTCCTGGAGCAGAGGTGTATTCGATCGATGAGTCATTCGCAGATCTCACCGGCATCCCTGGAAATCTGACCCAGTTCGGCCGTGACATGCGGGCCAAGATCCTCAGATGCACTGGCATTCCAGTTGGGGTTGGTATCGCACGCACAAAGACGTTGGCGAAGCTGGCCAATCACACCGCTAAGCGCCTGCAGGCAGAAACCGGAGGGGTGGTTGATATCTGCGACCCTTTTAAGCGCGACTGGGTGCTCCGCAATACCGAGGTCAAAGAGGTGTGGGGAATCGGTAAGCGGATGAATGCCCACCTCGAAGCGATGGGGATCCGCACTGCGATGGATCTGGCCAAAGCGGATCCATGGACCCTTCGGCAAAAATTCAGCGTGGTGGTCGAGAAGACAGCCAGGGAGCTCGCCGGCACACCCTGCCTCGAGCTTGAGGAGGCTGACCCGCCAAAGCAGGAGATCTGCTGCAGCCGGATGTTCGGCAAGCGTTTGACCGAGATCGCGCCGATAAAGCAGGCGGTGGCCACCTACACCGGGCGAGCGGCGGAGAAGCTGCGTGCTCAGGGATCAGTGTGCAAGCGCATTCGAGTGAGTATCCGCACCGGCATGTTCAATCCCGATGAAGCCCGCTATGCCCAAGGCGCTTTGGTTGAGCTGCCATACCCTACCAACGACACGCTGCTACTCACGCGAGCCGCTGCAGAGGCAGTTGCGCGGATCTACAGGCCCGGTTTTCGGTACAGCAAGGCCGAGGTGCTGCTGCTGG